ATAAGGTCATGTATGGTAAGAATGTTAAGCGTCTTACAGTGGATGACTTTCCTGACTCGTTCAAAGAGAACCGAGTCTTCATTGAGCCGATTGCATTCGGTTCCGCTGCTAAGATTGCTAAGGCTTACAAGGATCTCGGCATCACGCCAGAGATCATTATCAATCTTTTGGAGAACGGAACTGTAGAAGATAGCGACTGGGTTCTCGTTAACCTACTACGCGCACGCCAGCTAGCGGAGTCACTCAAGGCTAAAGACATGGCGGACATGGCGAAAGACTACGTCGAGCAGGGCCATAGCGTTGTGTTGTTTGTTAATTTTACAGATACCGTAGATACCCTCTGTGAGCTACTAGAATGTATGTGCATTAAAGGAGGTCAGAAAGTTGACGACAGGCAGGACATCATCGACGCTTTTCAAAGGGACGAAGAACACGTTCTAGTAATCAACACTGCTGCTGGTGGAACTGGGATTTCTCTCCACGACATCAACGGTAACCGCCAACGGATCTCGTTGATCTCGCCTACCTTTAACGTCAAGGACCACCTTCAGGCGTTAGGTCGCATCCACCGCAACGGAGCAAAAAGTGATGCCATCCAGAAGATTCTTGTTGCCAGCGATTCGATAGAAGAACACGTTATGCGTGTTGTTGAGCAAAAATCAGATAACCTAAATACTCTACATCAATGAAAACAGAGAAATACTTAACTACAAAAGAACAGATGAAAGTTCAGTTGCTGCGGCACGAGATTGATATGCTTAATAAAGCGATTAGTCGAACTGTTAGTAAGCGAGATAAACTAAAAAATAAAGTCGATAGCATTCTAAGCCGAGTCGAAAAATAACCATGACACAATTAAAAAATATAGCGGTGTCCGTAGCACACCTGCTGGAAGCTGGTATCACTCAAACAGATCGTGTTTCGATGCTCGCGTATATCGCATCTAAGGATGGCGTCGATACGGGAGAAGTTGGTAGAGCATTCAAGTCTTCCCGCGCCAAAATTTATGGGGCGATGACCGCGTTGCAAAAACTAAACCTGACCCGACAAGAACTCAGAGTTGAGGTGGAAAACGGCGTCAAAAATAGAGTCGGTTACTGGCACGCCACTCCTTACGCTAAGGACGTATTGAGTAACTTCTCCAGCTCACTTCAAATTAACCCCTAAAATAATGGAGATTGAATATAAACCACTTAGTGAATATCTCGATTACGTAAAAGGGAGAAGCGAGGGTGAAGTTATAGGGGCAGGTAGGATCATCAAAATGATCCTAGAACCGGACGAAATAACAATATGTGAAACAGTAGGGAGATTACGCTCTCTGATCGCTAGAAGTTCTCGCGTTAAAGACGCGAAAATGGGGGGCCAAGATGGCGCAGCGGCTGACGTGATGGGTATGAAGGCTGAGTATGCTTTTGCTAAAGCGTTCAACACATTCCCAGACTTAGGTCTGAAACCTAGAAGTGGTAGTGCTGACGGCGTCCTTAACGGTCAACGCTACGATGTAAAATCTACCCATCATTTAGACGGTATGCTTCTGTCTACTAGGAAAGTAAACCCCGACATCGATGTCTATGTCCTCGCTACTGTTAAAAATCGTTGTGTAAGATTAGTTGGGTGGGCATCCAAAGAAGAATTAATTAAAGAAGACAATCTTATTGATCTTGGTTATGGGGAAGGATACGGGCTTGATCAAAACCAACTAAAAGAATTACATCCCGAATTCGGTTTTTAAAATAATGAATAACCAACCAGACCACCAAAGCAGAGGCCACGCGGAGTTTTCTCCGTCGAGCCTAAAGTATGTAGCCGCCTGTGCTGCTTATCAAGGACGGGACGGCACATCAGCCGCCGCTGAGATGGGGACCAGAATCCACGAGGCTCTTGAAGTCTTCGACCCTTCGGCCCTCCATACTGAACAGGAGCATGAGATCTACGAACAGATTGTTCAGATGGAACAGGAGTTCATGACTAATTTCGGCGAGGTCTCTGAAGAGCTAAACGAAATCCAAGTTGAGGTTGCTCTAGACGGCACCGAAACATGGGGAACCTGCGACCGATTCTTGATTCTCAAAGGCGGTGACCGAGCCGTCATGGCTGACTACAAAACCGGAATCAGTATCATTGACCCACCCGATAAGAACTGGCAGGCCAAAGCATATACATGCGGAGCCTTCCAGAAGTATCCTGACATTCAGGAGATCGTCTTCGCGTTCTACGTGCCGCAGCACAACGCAACATTACATCATACGTTTACGCGAGACGATCTCCCTACTCTGGTCGAAGACCTTAGCCGTGTTATTAAAGCGGGTGAGTCCACTAGACCGAAGTGGGAGTCTGGCACACCAGAACTAGAGGAATGCACCCCGACTCAGTATTGCCGTTTTTGTAAGCACGAAGATACTTGTCCTGCGTTAGGCGGACTCGTTATCAGCGTAGCTAAGAAACTAGATACCACGTTGCCGGACATTGACCCGACTGACGTAGACAATCCGGCTAGACTCTCTGAGTTATTCAACATCGCGAAGATTGTTGAGAACTGGTCAGCGTCCATTAAGAAGAAGACGTTAGCGGCTCTGAAAGACGGCGAGCAGCTTGACGGACTTAAACTGCGCTCGATGGGGCGGACCCGAAAGATCTCTGACAATGCCACTTTTGTAAAAATTGCAAAAAAACATGGAATAGATCTCGACACGCTACTCGATCAAGTTAACATCCCGCTCGCCAAGGTTGCCAAGAAAGCGGGAGCCGATAGCAAACAACCTTTCCTCGACGAATGCGAAGATGCAGGAATCGTAGAAACATCCGACGAACGACACAGTGTCGCGACTCAATAAACCAAACCAACAATAATTGATATTATGGCTAACACCAAAACCCAAGAAGTCGTTGCTGCCGAGACCAACACTGGTCTCTCCACCAACGTAAGCGGAATCGAAATCGACGTAGAGGACATCGAGATTCCACGTATTAATGTCTGTCAAAAGATGTCTCAGTCTGACGCTCCAGTCGGATCGATTCTCTACGATAAGACATACGAGATCGCCCCACCGGACACTCCGGTTAAGACGATCACTGTCGCCGCCGTCAAAGGCTGGCGGGAGAACATCCCCTTCGATGAGGAGGACATCCCCCGTATCGCTTGGTCTAAATCCGAATCTGACGCTATTAAAGCAGAGTCGGATTGGGACATGACTGAGTTCGCTGAGATCACTCTCCTCATGCGTCAGCCTGAAGGTAGTGAAAACGACGAGGCGTTTCAGTTGCCAATTGGCGACTACAACTACGCATTAGGTAAGATCAACGTAGGCAAGAACGCATACCGTTCAACCTACAAGCGTCTTGCGACATTCGCAGCTCTTCAGTCTGGAATCCCTATTCATAGCAAAGTATGGAACTTCGTGTCTGAAGAACTCAGTAAGGGTAAATACACTTGGTTTAATCCGTCACTTACCGTGACTAAGGAAGAAGCCGATGAAGATGTTACCGCCTTTGTTAAAAACTTTCTTGGAGCGTAGTTATGACTGACGAAGAGAAAGAACAAAAAACCCGTGATCTCCTTCTCGATGAGATCAAGATGCTCGACGGCATGATCGCTGAAGTCGAGGATCAGCTCTCCCAAGTCGGAGCCAACTTGAGAAAGTTGAGGGTAGTTCGGGAAGCACTCCAGCATGTTACTGGTGAGCAGACCGAGTTAGATTTGGATTCGTAATAATAGTAGTTAGAAAGCAAGCTCGTCGCAGAGTTTTTTAGTCTTCTCTTTGCGACGGGCTTTTTTCTGCTCACAAATAAACTTATATGATTACATACGCATTAGATTTTGAAACCTACTACGACAAGCACTGCTCTATACGCAAGCTTGGCCCGTTAGGGTATTTTTCCCATTATGACTTCGACGCGTATATGGTGAGCGTCGTTGGTGATGATGGATATGAATGGGTGGGTCACCCTGAAGATTTTGACTGGAACCTCCTTAACGGCAATATCGTTCTGTCCCATAACGCATCATTTGATGAAACACTTTACCTCTACGGAATCAACTATGGTTGGTGGCCTAAAGTAGAACCCGCAGAATGGCACTGCACCGCAGACATGGCCGCTGCTGTAGGTCTGCCAAGGTCATTGAAGAACTCAACTGCTGAAGCTTTCGACTTAGAGATCTCCAAATCTACCCGTGATAACATGTCAGGTAAGACGTGGGCGGGTATGACTAAGGAGTTCCAGAAGGAAGTAGAAGAATACGCTATCAAGGACTCTGTTCTCTGCCTCCGTCTATGGAAGGCTTACGAGTCTAAGTGGTCTCAGTTTGAGCGGGACATCAGCGTCGCAAACCGACGAATCGTTCAGAGAGGAATACCTATTGACATATACGCTCTTCGTAAAGCGAAAGAGACAATCAGTGAACTCATCTTTGAAACTGAGAAAGCTATCCCTTGGGCTGATGAAAAGCCCTTACTTAGCCGTAAAGCATTCGACGAACATTGCATCAAACTCGGCATCGAGCCACCCGCCTCTCTAGCCAAGACTGATGTTGATGCTCAGAGATGGTTACTAGCACACGGACACAAATACAAATGGATCGAAGCTGTAACGAACTGGCGTCGCATAAACACGATCAAGAAGAAGCTAGATAGCTTCGATCATGCTACTATGCCAGACAATCGATACTACGGTGGTATTATGTATTTTGGCGGTCACACTGGTCGTTTCAGTGGTAGTGGTGGTAACCTCAATCTCCAGAACTTACCGAGAGATGAGATGTTCGGAGTCAACATGCGTAACTTGATTACTGCCCCTAAAGGTAAGAAGCTAGTCGTTGTTGACCTCTCGCAAATCGAAGTCCGCACTCTATGCTGGCTATCCGGCGACCGAGACACGATGGACGCTATCGAAGCGTCGGATGATATCTACGAAGCGTTCGCAATCCAATTTGGCCTGTGGTCTGAAGATAGGGGAGTCCTAAAGAAGGAAAACGCCAAGCTGAGGCACAAGGTCAAAGCTCTCGTATTAGGCTGCGGCTACGGTGCGGGTGCTAAACGGTTTGCTGAGATGTATGATATGCCCCAGCAAGAAGCCCAAGACGCTGTCAACCTTTACCGGAGGAAGCTCGCGAAGGTTCCCCGCTACTGGAAGAAACTAGACAAAGAAGTAGATAAAGCATATAATGCTGGTCGCCTGTCTCTGACACTCCCATCAGGCAGATCTCTAAATTACGGAAATCTTCGCAAGACTCTGGCTCAAGGACGAGTCCAGTTTGTCTCCAGCATCAACCGGAATGGCCAGAAACGCATCATGAAATTATGGGGTGGAGTCCTCGCTGAGAATCTATCTCAGGCTTTGGCCAGAGATATTTTCAGTTTTATGATGTTAGAGATCGACAAGGCTGGCATAGATATTATTTTCCATGTTCATGATGAAGTAATCTGCGAGTGTGATGAAGACAAAGCCGAAGATACCCTACAAAAAATTACCCAAATTATGTCCACTCCTCCTGAGTGGATTAGCGATATTCCTCTGGATGCAGAGGGAGAAATTCTAACCCAATACCAAAAATAATGACCTACAGATATTTACGTAACCTACGCGACAGTAAAACACAGAAAGTTAGTAGACTGGATAACCAAAAAATAACTAAACCTAATTTCAAGAGTAAAGCAGACTACCGAGAATGGTGTAGCAATAGTGATACTGATCACGTATTCTATTCTTGCGTTGAAGGACGCGCGCCGTCTAAAAGAGTTAGCAATGACAACCCCGTCCACAAAATTCATGGGGTAGTAGCAGACTACGACGCACCAGTTAATTGGAAAACCTTCCAGAATAACTTAGCAAACGCCTGTGCATCTGTGCCAACTCCTACATGGGCCAGTCGAACTCAAAGTGATTACCTTCGACTAGTTTGGGAATTTGAATCTGCAATACCGATTGATCCGTCTATGTATGACTCGTTCATTAATTATATGAACAAGGCTTTGAAGATGGATAAACTATTTGCTGGCTTTGATAAGACTTCATTTAAACCTAACCAGTATTTTGAGTTAGGTGAAGACTGGATAAAGACCGGAGATGAAACTCCGACAAGCGTAGTTCATTCGTGTTTATCTAAAGCCGTGGCATCAAAACCACCAGAGTCTTCTGACACATCGATTCCGTTAGACGTAGTCGCAGAAGAAGTTGAATCCCGATTCCCGAATCGCTGGTTCGGTGATTTTGAAGTCGGAGCCAGAGGTCCACTATTCTGGATCGATGACGGCATCAACCGCGATGGTTGTCAGGTTGTGGAAGATGGCATCGTCTGTTATTCAGATAGAGCGGGTAAAGGATTTATGAGCTGGTCGGACATCTTTGGAAATTCATTCGTAAAAGACTACGAGACCAAGAAGCTAGCTAACCTACTCGACGAATACTGGTTCAACGGGAAAAGCTTCTTCAAGCTTCTGTATGGAAACGCTGTATCGATACCGAAGGAACAACTTCTTCTTGAGCTACGTCAGGCTGGCTTCTCTGTCAGAGTAAGAAGAGGTAGGGCAATCAGTGAAGTGGAGGAAGCCCTTCTCACGATTAGTAATAATAACCGCATTGATGAGATTGCTCCTGTTGTGTTTTCAAACGAACGCATCGTATCGTATAACGCTAGCCGGATTCTCAACTGCTCTAACCTAGTTCCAGTTGATCCTGACTCTGACGGTGACCCATCGAAGTGGCCGTTCCTTCATCAATGGTTGAATCAGCTATTTGTGAATAGCTCAAAGAACTCAGCCTTAGATTACTTTTACTCTTGGATGCAGCGTTTCTACACTGCGGTTTTGGATAGGGTTCCTTTACAGGGACAAGCTTTGCTGCTGGTCGGGCCGACAGGTCGCGGCAAGTCGCTACTGTCGAACAAAATTATCAGCGGACTCGTGGGGGGTTTCTCTGATGCGTCTGACTATTTGTCAGGTCAGACGAAGTTCAACAAAGACTTAGGTAAGGTAGCGTCTTGGGTCATTGACGATACCACCTCAGCAGCAAGCTTCCAAGACCAGAGACGTGCAACTGAACTACTCAAACGTGCGGTAGCCAATCCCAGAGTCGAGTATATGGCCAAGTATGCAGACGCTATGTCGATTCCTTGGACAGGACGAGTTATCTTGTCACTGAACATGGACGCCAACTCGCTGTCAGTGATCCCTTCTCTGGATACTAGTAATCGTGATAAGCTCATGGCCTTATTGATTGCTGACTCCTCTACAACATCATTCCCACCTAACGCCCAGCTAGAAGCTACCATCGAACAAGAACTGCCGCACTTTGGTAAGTTCCTACTCGACTGGAAGATCCCTAAAGAAGTTGAAGACGTTGGTCGGTTCGGAGTTAAGTCATACATCGAGCCTACTATTGCAGATGCCGCTTATGATAACAGCAGCCGCAGTTCGATAGCAGAGTTGGTCGAGTTCTTCGCCAAGCGTTGCCGAGAAGTTTATCCTGACTTGGACCTATGGAGCGGGACTCTTACGGAGTTTCAGGTGGCGTTACATGAGTTGAACAATGGACGTGACGTAGGTTCTTCCCGTAATCTAGAGTTCTGTCGAAGAGGGATGATAACTCTTGAAGAAGCAAGTCGGGTCAATAACAAGATCCGCCCTGTTATTTCTCAAGGACAAGGCGGCGGTAAATTGTGGAGCATTGACCTGAGTGAGATTTACGATATAGGTTATACAGCGGATGACAAACGAAGATCTTCAGATCAGGAGGCAGGAACTTTGCGGTGAGTTCTGGATGGAACTTCGGCAAATTCTCGAACAAATCGGAGGAGATCCATCAGTCGTTGACGCCTACATGGACGCCCCCCTCAGTGAGTTTGTAGATTTCGTAGCTCCCAATGGTATAAGACCCGTCTATAAAAAGACGGGCCACATCCACCACAACTGCCTACCGCCGGATGAGGAGTGACTCGAACGCATCAGGCCGACGAGTCCTCTTTATTTCGATGTTATAGCCATCAGCCTTGAATCGAAACCCGCCTGCGTCCCTCTCGCCCTTCTTACTGAACCGTTTCTTGTGGATAATGGACTTCTTAGGCGACCACCCGCAGAGCCACACCTTACGAAGGTTCTCGTGGACCCTCATGAAGAAGTATACGTCAGCTTCAAACTTACTGAACTTCGTCTTCACAACTGAGGCGTTGTAGTTAAGCATCGGCCTCGATGTGCATTTCTTAGCCTTAACGTC